GACACGGGCCAACCCCAAGGGGACCGCTGTCTCCAGCACCTACAACGAGAGTAACACAAACAACATACTTTCGATTCCGGCCTACCGGGATCACCTCACTGACATCTTTTCTTCCAGGACCGCTGACGATAGCCGGGTCCTGATCAAGTCGCTATTTCAAAACGACCCGGACATGAGTGCGGCGGTGAACGCCTTCCTCACCGTGGCCGATACAGAATTGGTGTCCCTGGTGAGGGGAGTAGACGGGCAGCTTGACACTGCTGGGCAGAAAGTGTTGCAGAGTCTTTTGGTGGCCCTCACGACCCGTCAGGACTACAGCAAGGGCTTCCAGGTCGTCAACTCTCTGAAGGCGATCACTGAATCTTGCCGGATGATGCTCCTCATGCGCGGGGCGCTTGGAGGTGAGCTGGTAATGACCAAGGAAATGTTCCCTTCCGAGGTTCGACTTGTAGATATGGGAAAGATCGAGTGGTTCGAGAAGTTGCCGGGGGCCTTCACCCCACAGCAACGCTCCGTCACGGGCCGAATCATCTCCCTGGACATCCCCACCTTCATTGCCACTTGGTTTCGTCGGGACCCGACAGAAATTTACCCGCATAGCCCCTTCATCAGTGCCATCAATACCATCGCGGCACGCCAGCAAGTCATCAATGATCTGTATCGGATCATGAAGGTGACGGGGTACCCTCGCATGGACATCACGATTCTTGAAGAAGTCCTGATGAAGAATGCTCCCGAGTCGGTCAAGCGGGACATCGACAGTAAGCAGGGGTACTTGACGACTCAACTCGGTGCCATTAAGACGAGTCTGAGTGCCATGCGACCGGATGAGGCCTTTATCCATACCGACACAATGACAGTTGGGACGGCCAACGAGCGCGCCCCCGGGATGGCAATCGACATCTCCCCCGTCATCACCGCTCTGAACTCTCAGAACCAAGCTGGTCTGAAGACGATGGCAACGATCATTGGCAGGGGGGAGTCAGGGGTCAATACCGCCTCGGTCGAAGCCCGGATTTTTTCACTGAACGCCCAGGCCCTTAATGTCCCCGTCGCCGACTTCTTCTCCCAGGTACTGACCCTTGCCCTGCGCTTCAGCGGGTCTGAGAGTTATGTGGAATGTTACTTCCAGGATGTGGAGATGCGCTCTCAGACAGAACTGGAGACCCAGATGCTGGTTCGCTCACAGCGCCTGAAGGATGACCTGAGCCTGGGTCTGATTTCTGACATGGAGTATCACCTGAAGGTGTACAACCGGCCCCCACCCGATGGTACCCCGGTACTGTCGGGAACGGGCTTCAACGCGAAGCAAACGGCTGGGGTGGACACAGGGGCACTGAGCCCTAACGGCACCCCGGTAGCCAAGGCTGCAGCCGCGCCCGGGGGTAACGCGGGCGCAAGAGATAACAAGAGTAAACCCGCCTCGGCCCCGCCCCTCAAGAAATAGGACTACTCATGAATCCACAGCTTTCTCCTCTCAAGGCCGGGGACACTTTCGCTTATGCTGGAACATGCAAGCTGCCCGTGGGGGTCTGGACTGCGACCTGTGAGTTGCGAACCAGGGATAAGGCCACTCTTGTGGGGACAGTCACTGTTGCACTCGGTACGGCTGTGAATGGGGAAACCCCCATCACCCTATCCGCAACGGCAACCGCGACGGCCTCCTGGGTGACGGGCATCCACGAGATGGACATCCGATACCAGGATTCAGGGGGTGTAGTGGTCCACAGCCCCACCATCCTGGTCCCTATCCTCAAGGCCACTACGGCCCCGTAATATGGCCCAAGTGCCTGTCACTCTTATCCCGGTAGCCCCTGGTGGGTTATCGTTGGGGGGTGCGCCTGTTGAACTGACCCTTGGGACTGATCTGACGACGGGGCTGAGCCTCCTGGATCAGGGCAAACTCCTCACGATTTACCCCACTTCCACGAGCGCCGTTCAGATAACAACTGGGGGCTCCTCCATCAGCATAGCTGGGGACGAGCCGGTTGTTGCGGTGGGCCTGCGGGAGTTCCTGCGTGGCCCGCGCGGGGAGGTAGGACCGGTTGGTGGCACGGTTACCAGTAGGTCTAAAACCCTGGTCTACACCGACGGTTTGTTGACTGAAATCCTCTTGTACTCGGATAGCGGGAAGTCACTTCTGGCTTTTCGAAAGGTGCTCGTGCGGGGGGACGGAAGCGGGAACGTAACTTCCATTCTGCTGTATGACAACGTGGGCACCCTGCTGCAAACTCGCACACTTAATTATGGGTTGGGTGTGCTGATAGGGGTTTCGGATTCTTGATATGTATGCTAGACTTTGACCGTCAAAATTCAACCCTTCGAGAAACGAAATATGACTGACCTACTTTCCGCCCCCGCTGAGATTCATTTCACGTTAGAGATTACTCGGGCCGCGACGGGCCTGACTGAGACGGTGGAAATGGTAGGTCATGTTGTCCAACCCCCCGAACCCGATCCCCAACCTGAAACCCAAGGAGAGCCAGCATGACTATTACCCATTCCGCTACTGCCCGCGCTGCGGCCACCGATGCCGTCACCGCCCTCTTGGGTACGAATGCTCGTCTCAAGTTCCACCCCACGGGCGCTACGGTTGGTACCCCTGGAACGGCACTGGCAAACTTGGCCTTGACGACTTCTGCCAATGGTGGTTTCTCTACGGGGGGTGCTACTGCGACGGCAGGAGCAATCACCTCAGACACTGCAGCAGTTGCAGGGACGGTAGCCTATGCCTCCCTGCAGACCTCAGGCGCTGTAGCGCATATCCTGTGTCAGGTGGCGGCAAGTGCCAGCGACATCAACATGACCAACGGCCTTGTGTTGGCAAGTAATGATACGGTGAGTTGCAGTGCTCTGACCTACACCGCCCTACCGGCATAAGCCATGTCCATCAAGCACGCCTACAGTCAGACAATAGCTGACGGCGGTGCCACCAGCGTAGTACAGCCCTCTAACTGGAACTCTGAGCATAACTTTGTTCAGAATTTTATTGGGAACACCCTGGGTACTAGCCAGCTCAGTGGAACGGACTTGGTGTGGGCGGCTGGCGACCATATTACGTTGAGCGCCGTAGGGAGCACGGTGAGCATTATTGGGGAGGGGTCTGGAGGAGCCGCACCAGTCACCTTTGCCACGTACCAGAACCGACAACTGGGAGCGTCCACCACGACTCAGTTCACCAACAACCAAATGTGGTGTGTTCCCTTCCGCGTGGCTGGTGGCTATATTTCTGCCAGTACCCTTCAGTACATGCAGTCACTCTCCGGGAACTTTACCTCGGCTGTTGCTGCTACGCACGGGGCGACAATGCGTTGGGGCCTGTACTCTGCTGACGCCACCAATTCCTCGGCCTTTAACCTTTCAACAAGTGGTTCGCTTACTTGGCAGGCGTGGAACAGTGGATCATCCAGTGGATCATGGGCTATCAACGGAACTACGTCGTCCTCCGCTGGATCGCAACCGCTATCTCAAGCCGCTGGCCTAAGGATTATGAATGTCCCGTTTGGGAGTTCTATTTCCCCAGGCTTGTACATGATGGCACTGATGGGCTCGACCTCAAGTGCAGGGGCATCAAACCTTATTTCCCGCTTTGGCATGGTGCTTGATGCCCCTGTGCCAGTGGGTGCTAACTTTGATTTTGGTGCGGCTACTCAAACAAGCGTTGGTTTCGTTGATGCTGGAACCTATGGTACAACTACTGGGGCGTTCCCTGCGGTCATCACTGCCTCTCAGATTAAACAGCATTCAAATTTAGTCCCTTACTTCAAGATCGGAGCACTGTAATGTCCAAGGTAATTGTCACGGGGTTCAACCCCAATGAAAAAGGTTTTCTCAAGATTGTTGGTTTCTTGGATAACCATGAGACCGGGGGCTACACCCCGTTTGTCAGCGACAACGTAGCCTACGACATGACGTTGGCGACGAGTATGCGTCAACAGGTGTTGGACAACGCACCCGCGCGTATCAACGAAGCCATTACGAACATGGGCTTTCCTGCTGAGGCGACCATTGTCCCCTCAGACATTGAGTACCTTGTCTAATGGAAACGCGGCAAGGCCTCATTGAGTTCCGCAACCAGACGGTGACGGAACAGGTGACGGTCAAGCGTGACGAGCATAAGAAGCCCGTCACCCAGACCATTACCAGAGTCGTGCTTCAATTCAGACAGTGCTTTAAGGGTATGTGGACAGCCTGGAAACCTGTTGTGCCGGAGTAACAATGGGTGAACTCGCTCCTCAAATCATATCGAGTTACAACGGTGGTGAACATAACGTTGATCTGACAAAAACCGTATCTCGGCTGTCGAAGGACAAGGGCTACAAGGACCTGTCCTGCATCATGATTGTGCCCTGCTTTGGAAGCATACCCACCAAGGCCGTAGCGTCTTGGATGAGTCTGTACGCCCCACCGAATGCGAAGTTTGTTCGCCTCTTTGCGATGGGAATGGAAGTTGGGAAAGCCTTCAGCTCCTGCATTGAGAGCATCCTAGCGAACCCTGACCTGTCCAAGTTCAAATACCTGTTGACTATGGAGCACGACAACCTCCCACCCCCCGATGGTATGGTTCGGTTGTTGCAGCAGATAGACGCTCACCCGGAACTAGACTGTGTGGGGGGCCTGTACTTTACTCAAGGCCCAGGTGGGTGTGCCCAGATATGGGGTGACCCCAAAGACCCAAGCCTGAACTTTAGGCCACAGCTTCCTATCCCGAACACTGTGCAAGAGTGCTGCGGGACTGGCATGGGCTTCAATGTGTGGCGACTCGATATGTTCAAGAACAAGAAACTACGCAAACCGTGGTTTGTGACTCAGACCGAAGGTGGTGTGGCAACGCAGGATTTGTATTTCTGGGGTGACGCTCGCAAGCATGGGCATCGTTGCGCCATCGACACATCAATCAAAGTTGGTCACTATGACCTAGACGGAAAACGAGGCGGCATTGCCGATTACGTGTGGTGACCAAGAAACTTAAAGAACTCAAACTCGACATTGGCTGCGGGTCCAAAAAGCGCGAGGGCTTTCATGGCGTTGACCAGTACAAGATGGCTGGTGTTGACACCGTACTTGATGTGCGGGCAAGGGAGCCCGTATTTGCCAACAGCCACGACCCAAGCAAGCCACACGGGGGCAACTTCAAGAAGTGGCCGTGGAAAGACAACAGCGTTGATGAGATTCATTGCTCCCACTTTCTGGAGCATCTGACGGCCACCGAGCGCATCCACTTTTACAACGAGGCCTACCGGGTGATGAAACCCGGTGCCAAGGCCACGATCATTACCCCTCATTGGTGTGGGAACCGTGCCTATGGGGACCCCACCCACCAATGGCCTCCCGTGTCTGAGATGTCGTTCTACTATCTGAAGCAGGCCTGGAGGATTACCGAGGCCCCACACACGGATGCCAAGTGGAACCCCAACGGGTACAGTTGCAATTTTGAAGGCACCTGGGGATACAGCTATACCCAGGAACTCTCTATGAAGGCTCAGGAGCATATTCAGTTCGCATTGCAGAACTATAAGGATGCCGTACAGGATATGATTGCCACGTTGACCAAACCTATGGGGTAATCCGTGACCACGGCCTTCCAATCTGGTGCGTTTCAGACCAATGCGTTTCAGATTGATGCAGGCGGACCTGTCACTCATGCTACGTCGGGAGCCTTGGCTAATGCTGGGGCGGTAGTCGCTGGGTCCTCAAACAGAACTCATGCACACGACTCCTCCGGTGCCTTGGCACCGACGATAGGGAGCATTGCTGGTTCCGCAAACCGAAGTGCTGGGGCTGTTACCCATGCTACGTCAGGTGCGTTAGCCCCGACGATAGGTAGCATCGCAGGTTCTGCAAACCGTCTTCATGCCTTTGCAACCTCAGGTGCGTTAGCCCCGACGATTGGTAGCATCGCAGGTTCCGCGAACAGAACGCACGCCCATGCTACGTCAGGTGCTCTGGCGAATGCTGGTGCAGTGGTTACGGGTTCGTCGAACCGTCTTCATGCCTTTGCAACCTCAGGTGCTCTGGCGAATGCTGGTGCAGTGGTTACGGGTTCGTCGAACCGTACCCATGAACACGCTTCCTCCGGTGCCCTGGCACCGACGATAGGCAGCATTGTTGGCTCAGCCTCCCGGGGGACGGGCGCTGTCACCCATGCCACCTCCGGCGCTTTGGCACCGACAATAGGCAGCATCGTAGGTTCTGCGACTCGGCTCCATGCCTTTGCGTCTTCTGGTGCTTTGGCACCGACGATAGGTAGCATTGCCGGGTCTGCAAACAGAACTCACGCGCACGCCACCTCTGGTGTCTTGGCCCCGACTATCGGCAGTGTTGCCGGTGCAGCAGCTCGGCTACATGCTTTTGCTACCTCAGGTGTCTTGGCACCGACTATCGGCAGTGTTGCCGGTACTGCGCTACGCTTCCGTGCCCTGGCTACTTCGGGTGCCCTGGCACCGACGATTGGTAGCATCGCAGGTTCCGCGAACAGAACGCACGCCCATGCCACTTCTGGTGTCTTGGCCCCGACGATTGGTAGCATCGCAGGTTCCGCAAATCGAAGCAACGGTCCTGTCACTCACGCGACCTCAGGCGTCCTAGCCCCGGCCATTGGCAGCATTGCCGGGACGGCAGTCAAGTTTCATGTTTATTCGTCGTCGGGTGTCTTGGCTCCGACTATCGGCAGCATCACGGGTTCTGCGAACCGTAGTAATGGCCCCGTTACTCACGCTACGTCTGGTGCCCTGGCTCCGACTATCGGTAGCATCGCTGGTGCTACAACCCGCCTTCATGCGTTTACAGCCTCTGGTGCCTTAGCCCCCGCTGGTGGTAGTCTCGTCGGGTCCGCCAGTCGGCTCCACGCTTTCACCGCTGCTGGCGTCTTAGCTCCGACTATCGGTAGCCTCTCTGGCACGGCCAATCGTACCAGTGTTCATGCCACTTCTGGTGTCTTGACTCCAACAATTGGGAGTATCACGGGTGCAGCGTCCCGTGCAGTTGGGGTGGTTAACCACGTTGCCTCGGGAGATTTGACGCCGACTATCGGTAGTGTCTCTGGGGCCTCTACTGTCCTACGTGTACACGTTGCGGAGGGGGCTATTGCAGCCGGTCCAGCGTCTATTGCTGGCAGTGCCTCACGAGCTGGTAGCACAGACTTTACGCCCTCGCAGTTGGCCCAAATTCTTGCTATCTTCCAGGAAAACATTGTGATACCCACAGCGGAGCAAATTGCTGCGGCGATCCTTGCTGCTGCCCAGGTCTCGCCAATCCATAGTGATGTGCGTGCCGAGTTGGCCCCCGAGTTGGCACGGATAGACAAGGCGATTAGTTCCCGTGCTTCTTTAGCTGATCTTTTGGCAGTGGTTTGAAAAAAACCTTTGCGAACAAGAAGTTTGTTCTGTATTATCCACACCCATGGCAAAGAAACTAGACATTACCCCAGCGATTGCGGCATTGATTGCCTCAGCAACCGATGGCTCCACTGACCCCTCAACTGTCAGTGTCTATGAGGCCATCTCGATTAACTCCTTGCCCGTAAACAAAACCAACATTTTTGAAGGTGCCGTACACCCCGAGAACACACTTCGCCAAATGGCTGATTATGTAGCCAAGCGGCCTGCTACCAATCATGTGCCCGTCCACACCAACCATGACCAAGGCTACGGTATGCCCGTCGGTAAGGTCTTCCACGCTGAATTTGTCCAAGGGACAAACGGTGTTGGAGAGGTGCGTTCCCTGTTCTTCGTTGGCAACAACGAAGCTGACACCGTGGCAAAGTTGGAAGCCGGTTCCATTGAAGAAGTATCCGTAGGGCTTCGGTACCAGCATCTGAACTGTTCGCAATGCGGTTGGGACTATCTGGGTGCTGATGCAACCATGATGAATTTTCTGGACCGGATGTGTGCCAATGAGCACGCTATCGGTACCGATGGTGTCCACCTTGTCTTGAATGGGCTGGACCGTTGGATGGAACAGTCGCTTGTCTCCTTGGGTGCTGCCCAAGGTGCAAAAATAGTTGCACGCACGAAGTCACTTCTCGGTAATGAGAGCTATACTGCGCTCGCTGCATCGGGGATTGACCCCTCCGCTTCAACCCTTTACGCTACCTTAACCCTCCCCAAGGAGACTGACACCATGGAAATGAAAGACCTGATCAAAGACTTGACTGATGCGAAGGCCTTGGTCTTGAGCAAGGATGTTGAACTGGGGACTCTGACAGCTTCTGTTGCCGCTTCCCAGGCCACCCTGGCCGAGTTGCAAGCCTCGGTCACTACGCTGACTGCCGCCAATGCTGCTTATGTCGCCAGTGATGCCGCCAAGATTGCTGCTGATCGCACCGCTGCCTTCGCCTTCATCCGTGAAGAAGCCGACCGCCTGTGCATCGCCTCGGGTGTGGAAAAAGTCAAATCGGAGGCCACGCTCGATGAGTTGAAGGCCTCTATCACCGCCAACCGCACCAAGTTGACGGCATCAATCCCCGCTGGTGGACGGTCGGAAGAATCTTCTGCCGGTTCTAGCAAATCCGTGAGCGACGTTGCTGGTAACAGCCACGCTGCCTCTTTCTCGACAAAGTAAACTTGGAGGTTTAACATGACCGCAACTGTTGGTGAGGGTGTATCCCTCCGAGGCATCTATGACGAGGAATACTCGTACACCTGGAACATCACTGGCACCTGTACTGCTGCTGACGTTAGCAAGGCGGTGGTGCAAGACACTACTGCCGCGAACAGCGTTAAACTGGCAACCGCTGGTGCTGCTGTCATTGGCTCTTTGATGAGCTATGAAAACCGTATCCAAGAAGGCATCGTGGTTGGCGCAGTCTGCCGCAAGGGCGTCTTCGTGTGGCCCTACACTGGTGCTGATCCCACTTTGGGTCAAGGCGTGACAGGCGGGGCCACCCCCGGTTACGTCGCCGCCGTCGCAGCCTTCCCCGGCTGTATTGTTGTCCAGGTTGACACCGTGGGCAAACTCGTCACGGTCGTGTTCGATTAACTTCAAGGAGCAATAACGTGGCAAAAAACCTTTCCGACATCAAACGCGCTGCTCCTGCGGAGGTCCTGAAGGACCTCAAGAGCGAAGACCAAAGTACCTCGCGCAGCGCGGCTGAGCGCCTCGTCCGTGACGCCAAGGACTCCGGCCTGTCAATGCAGGACTACCTGAAGCTGGCCGTGGATTGCACCAAGGCCGACGACGTTGCCCGCTACTCGCAAGGTGGTGGAAAGGTCCTCAACGGCTTCGAAGCGACCCTGATGTATCTGGGCCTTCCCTTCCGTGACAACTTCGAGCATGGCGTGTTCTTGCAGGCCGCTTCGGACACGTTCCAGAAGTATCCTGGCACCCGTGCGATGTTCCCTGAAGTGATCGACCAGATGCTTCGCTGGAAATCGCGTCAGGATCAGCTCGAATCCATTGCTCCCCTGATCGCTCAGACCCGCACAATCAGCGGTACCGAGTTGATTTCAACGGTGGTAGATGACGAGTCGGCACAACGCGGCACCTCAACCATTGCTGAGTTCGGCAAGATTCCGGTTCGCACGATCCGCACCTCGCAGTCCAGCGTCGGTATCTTCAAACACGGCTCTGGCATTCGGACCTCTTACGAGTTCGAGCGTCGGGCTTCGCTGGACATCCTGACCCCGTTCGCTTCTCGTGTTGCTCGTGAACTTGAACTGTCCAAGGTTCGTGCTGCAGTGTCCCTCATGATCAACGGTGATGGTGTCAATGCTGCTGCCCCTGTCGAGTCCATCACGGTCTTCGGTGGTGTGAGCAAGTCCACGACTGCCATCTCGGCACAGTACAAAGCGGTTGCCACTTGGCTTGCCAAGAAGGCCGCAGCGGGCACCCCGATTGATACGGTCATCGGCAACGTGAATATGTACCTTGAACTGCTGTTCATGTTCACCCCGTTGCTCAACGGTCAGCGTTCTCAGATCGAGGCGATGGCCGCTGCTGGTGCTCCTGGTCTGAACATGAACATTCCTCTGCTGGGCGGCTCTGCCACCTTCGCACTGGCAAGTTCGATGCCTGACTACAAGCTGCTGGGCATCAGCAAGAACGAGACCTTGGAAGAGCTGGTGGAAGCTGGTTCCTCGATCAGCGAGAACGAGCGTTCGATCCAGAACCAAGCAATCACCTATGTCCGTAGTGAGAATAGCGGCTTCAAGCTGGCCTATGCCGACACACGGTTCATTTTCGACGCGACTTAAAAACTCGCTGGGGAATAAAGAAGGGCTCCTCATGGAGCCCTTTTTCATTTACACTTCGATAAACCACTTTGGAGCAACTATGAAATGCCTTGTCAAACCAACCTCCCCCATCATGCTTATGCTGGATCATGGGGAATTTGTGCATACCTTCCGTCCCAGTCTTGTAACGATGGACGGCTTCATCTCAAGCCGGATTGCCACGGGGGTCCTGGAGCTGCTGCAGACTGGGTTCCATGACTCTGCTACGGACGAGGAGTTTGAGAAGTTCTATACCGACAGTGGGGAAGACGCCGCGTTGGCTGTTCAAAGTTTTACTGCTGCTGCTCCGAAGACCGTGATGCCTGACGCTCCGGTTGAACCCCCAGTTGAACCCCCAGTTGAACCCCCAGTTGAAGAAGACCCCGTTGCCCCAAAAGGCAAGACCAAGAAGTAACTTCAAGGACCGATCATGAACTGGAACCTACCGGGGAAGGACTGCTCCATCTATGTTGAGTTCAAAAAGGATGGGGAATTCGTTATTCCAGACCCCGGTAGTCTGAAGCTGACATTGCGAGACGACGCCGGGGTGGTCATCACAGGCTATGATTCCTTGGCCTTGGCAAACTGCCTTGTCTCCTCGCTCATGATTACGGTTCTGGCCGCTTTGAACACGGTGGGGACAGGACTACCCTTTGAGACCCGCTATGCCCGAATCGACTACACCGCTTCAACTGAGCCTCTCCATGTGGATGTCGTCTACCGAGTGGCACCGTTTCTGCCAATGGCTTCCGAACCCGCTGAGGTCCGCGCTTTATTTGGAGCACGAGACCTTGAGCTACCCGACTCAGACATTGACCTCTACTCCGCGTACTTTCTATTGCTCCAGGATTACCCCGATGCAATGACAGGAGCCCTGTCCTCGGCTGCTACCTCCTGGAGCGCCAACCGGGCTATTGTTTTGACGGCGGGCCTTCAGGTCATTGCCTCCATGCCCGGTAGGCTCCTGAAGGAGGACGCCCTCAATACTGCCAAGCAGATTCGAGGGAATATCGACTGGGAGGCCCTGGAAGCGCGTTTGGGGGCCGAGCTAGGGGTAGTCCTTGCCAAACTGCAGGCTGCGGCCTCCGTGGCCGGTGGGACCTTTCCCACCCTCATCTTCATGCGGGCCGCTCCAGCCCTGGATGTGATTACCAATGCGTAACCTGTTTAAGGTCTTCACCCGGATTGATGGGGCCAAGTTCCAGGGTCACCTGACGGCCAGTACGGCTGCAGGAACCGCTGAGAAGCCCCCCTACCGGGTGTTGCATGTTCGCACCCCAACCTTCGTGCGGGTGGGGGATGTGATTCGTTCGATGGGGGGGGAGTACATCATCCTCATGGAGCAACCAGACAATTTCTCCTGGGCCATCACGTTCAAGGCAGCGTATGTCAACGAGATTGTGAGTTGGACCCGAACAATCAAGATTGAAGACCCAGTGGCCCGCGTCACGCGGGATGCCATGACCCAGGACCTGGGTTCTCTCTACGTCAACTTCACCAACCCCGAGGAACTGAACCTGTCTGGGGTCATTGAGCCTGGGTACCGCTTCATTACCGGCCAAGCCGTGCAAGTAGGTGACAAGGTGGGCGACAAGGTTATCAAACGCATCGTCGAGGCCCTGGGCGTCAAGATCGTCTACGCGGTGTAACCATGGCGACAAGCCTGCGCCAAGCTTTGGCAGCAGCCTCAACTCTAATCGAGGAAAGGTTGTCAGCACGGTCTGTTAAGGTTCTTAAAGAGAATAGCGAATGGGTGGTTGGAAAACTTGCTACAGCCTACAGTGAATTCTTCAGTGACCTTGCTAAGTATGTCATCGACTCAGGAATCTCGGGGGACAACTCTGCTATACCTCCCTTGTTTAGGGGGCTGTCCCTGGGGGGTGGTCTCCCTTGGAAAAAGCTTTCCTCAAAGTGGATGCTCCAGAAGCAAAACTATGGGCCTCCCTCGG